CGGGAAACCTGGTGAGGCCCGAGACGTCGTCCATGACGAAACCGTGCGCGGCATGCTGGCCCGAGTCATCGAGCAACCCACTTCACCCCCAGAAGCCAAGGCGCTTCCAGCACCAGAACCCACCCCTGAACCACCCCTCACCGCGCCAATGCCTCCAGAAACGCCTGTGGAGGCCGTAGAGCCACCAACGGCCCCACCCCCGCCACGTGGCCTGCGGTGTCTGCATCGTGGCACCACGGGGCAATGCGAGGCCCAGGCGGCCATCGGCACATCCTGGTGCGAACCCCACCGGCAGCAGCTCTTGGGCATCACATGAAGATTGGCTACGCAGACCCGCCTTACCCAGGCTGCTCCAAGGCCCACTACGGGAAACACAAAGACTTCGCCGGTGAGGTGGATTCGATTGCCCTGATGGCTCGGCTCGAGGCTGACTTTGACGGCTGGGTACTACACACACATGTCCCTGCGCTCCGGAGTCTGGCGCCGCTGATGCCTAAGAAGGCTCGCATCTACGCCTGGTGCAAGACGTTCGGGGCATTGGGATTCATGAAGCCACCGTTCCTTTGGGAGCCAGTCATCGTTAGGCCGGCACGCAAACCAGACTTCAAGGGCCGCGCACTCCGGCATCGAGACTGGCTTGTCTGCGACACGCCGCAAAACAGGGCGCTCCGAGGAACGAAGCCAGAGGCTGTAGTGCACTGGCTTCTGGATTGCCTCGGAGCGGAGTACGGTGACGATTTCTCGGACCTATTCCCAGGCACCGGCGCGGTGACTCGAGGTTGGAACGCATGGCGCACACGCAATGCGCTCTTTGAAGCCAAGCCAGTCCAGAGTGGATGGGAGGCTGCGTGACATGACATTGTGTGTGTTGTCCGCTAGGCTGCTCGCTGTCTGCCGGGAGGCCGCATGAAGCTCGAGACACCGCTGCTCGACAAATTCATGGCGATGACTGCCGTGTCCGGCACCGAGACGCACTTCACCGTGAAGCTGCCGTCCGGCGAGACAGCCTCGCTCGATATGAACGCGCTGTTCCGGGAAATCCACATGGCGCTGCACTCGCTGCACCATTTCATGGACCCGGTGTCAGCTAGGCTGGCGGGCTTCCCGGTCGTGCAGCAGCAGGTGGCAGCGAAGGACAACCCCACAGCCCAGGCGGCCATCGGGCACCACGAAGTCATCGTCCCGCCCTTCAAGGCGCCAGAGCTCGACGAAGAGCCGCCACCCGAGAAGCACGAAGACAAGCACCACCACAGCAAGGCCAAGAAGAAATGAGCTGCGCCTACCGCAAAGAGCATGAGTTTGATGCGGATGGGTTGTGCGTGCATTGCTTTAGGTCCATCGAGGAGCCGACAGTGGTGGTGCCGAAGCTCGAGGTGCATCCGCTGGCCAGACTTGAGTGCGTTGTGTGCGGAGGGGCTGGCACCTTCACGCCCATCGGCCCCAACCGCTGGGCTGTCCGCTGCGAGGACCACGCCTGATGCCCCGCCTGCCTAACGGAGACTACGTCCTGCCGGGCCAACTCGGGGACCGGGCCAACAAGCCGCCTCCCCCGCCGTGGCTCATCCAGTACTTCCGAGACGACGTCGCCGGCATCAAGCGTTGCCTCCGTGAAATTCCTGGGCTCACTTGGGCAAACTTTGGCTCCAGTGCGGTCGGCGTCACCTTCCCCGACGGGACACACGCCATCTACTACCGCCAGGAAGTGCTCTGATGGCGTTTCAAGACAACTTCTGGAAGCGCTCCAACCGCGACAAAATCCGGCCTAACCCCGAAGCCCCCGGAATGGACCAGGGCCCGGGAGAATTCGACATGGACATGGGTACAGGGGCCAACGCTCCGAAGCTGGGCAGCTCTCAACCAAAAGCAAAGGGCGCTGGCAACGGGGAGATTCCCCTCAAGCACGCCAACGTCCAACCCCGCTCACGCCAGCGCAAGCAGGTGCTGATGGCGCATGCCTTACGTAATTCAGACGATGGAACAACCATGGGCACCGCTGTTGGCGGTGGTGCCGCAGGCGGAGGTGCTGGCGCATGATGTTTGGACAGCGTGGTGGTGGCCTTAACCCAACCTGGATGCGTGCCCAGGCACTGAGAGCTCCTGCTCCGTCGTCAGGTGGCATGGCACAGCCTGGCGGAGGTCTTCCAGGCATGGGCGGGATGATGGGCCAGATGCCGATGCCCCAGGGCCCGGTGGCGCAGTCACAGTCGCTGCCGCCCCCACCGCAGATGCCGATGCCCCGTCAGCCGCTGCCTGGGCCGATGGGCCCGATTGGCCAGTCCAACTCGGCGATGCCCAATCCGCAGAGTCCCGTCAGCGGAATGATGGGCGGGATGTTCCCCGCCCGGCAGCTGCCTGGGCCGATTGCGCAGTCATCCCAGAATCTCTGGGCAGGGCCACAGGGCTACTGATGGACCTGCTCACCATCATCATCCTGGTGCTGGTGGTGCTGTGGATAGGCGGCCTTGGCTTCCACGTCGGAGGCGGCCTCATCCACGTGCTGCTGGTGATTGCCTTGGTTGTCCTGGTGGTGCGGCTGATTCAGTCGCGAAAGGTGGACTAGATGCCGTACGCCAGCAAGGCTCAACAGGGCTTGTTTCACTCGGCCAACTCCCCCGTCAGCAAGTCGAAGGTGGCCGAGTTTGACAAGGAGTCCAAGGGACAGAAGGGACTGCCAGCCAAGAAGCCCAACCCCAAGAAGTCGATGATGCGCGCCCAGGTGCTGCGCGCCAACGCGGAGAATGGCGAGTGACAAAGCACTACAACAATGGCGACACCTGCTTGCACGCCTACGTCACGGTGAATCCGCAGACGAAGACCCTGACGCTGCTCCGACAGGCGGATGGGGAGCCAGTCACCGGCAAGGAGTGGATGAGCGACATCGCCATTATGCTCAACCTAGATGCCCAGCAAACGCTGAGGCTGCACTCCTGGATAGAGAACGCACCGTTCGAGGAAAGGGCGTCATGATTTGCCAGTTCAACAACGGCCTGTGCTTCGTCTCCTTGCTCGTCTCGGCCATCTTGCTTGGGCTTGGGTTCGGCATTGGGACAACCCTCTGGCGGCTGGTGACGAAGGCTTGATGGACGCCCCGCTTCCGCCTGCCGACTACCAGGCCATCTTCGACGAAGTCTTCGACCGGCTCGGTGGGGCCGAAGGCCTGCTCGAATGGGCGTCGTCGTCTGCCGACAACCTGAAGCTCTTCTACCAGCTCATCGGCCGGCGGCTGCCCAATGAAGTCACCGGGCAGGACGGTGGGCCGCTGTTGATTCAGCTGAAGCAGTTATGAAGCCCTACTACCAACACGCCGGCATCACCATTTACCACGGTGATTGCCGTGAGCTGCTGCCAGGGTTGGCATATGACTGGATTGCCACCGACCCGCCCTATGGCATCAACCACCCCACGGACTATTCCGCGCGTGGCAGGGATAAACCGAAGAAGGGCACAACCAGGAACATCCTCTCTAGGAATTACGCCCCCGTATTTGGTGACGACAAGCCATTTAACCCGTCCTGGCTGCTGGCGACAGGTAAACCACTGCTCCTGTGGGGTGCCAACCACTACGCTGACAAACTCCCGGCCACCTCTGGTTGGCTAGTCTGGGACAAGGAGCGGCCACACGAACTAGACCAAGCTAGTGTCGAGTTGGCCTGGACGAACTACGTGAAGGGTGCGCGCATCTTTCGACACCTCTGGAACGGGATGCAGCGCGCCAGCCAGGACCCAATCAACCACCCCACCCAGAAGCCCGAGGCCCTCCATCGCTGGTGCTTTTCACTGCGCTGGTGTCCGGACGGCATCGTTGCGGACCCATACATGGGCAGCGGCTCCCTGCTTAGGGCGGCGAAGGACACGGGACGCCAAGCCGTCGGCATCGAGATGGAAGAGCGCTATTGTGAGGTTGCGGCGCGGCGCCTCTCCCAGGAAGTCTTTGCCCTCGAGGGCGTCGCCTAATGCCCGCCGAGACGCGAGCCGTCCGGCAACTGGGCCCCGACGAAGAGGCCCCGGCACGTGCGCGCGTCATCAGCCTGCCCAACGACTTCAGCCCCAGGGCCTACCAGCTTCCCGTCATGCGGTACTTGATGAATGGCGGCAAGCGCGCCGTCATCACCTGGCCGCGTCGCCACGGCAAAGACTTAACCTGGCTCCACATCCACGCCTACATGAGTCAGAAGCGCGTCGGGGCCTACTGGCACTGTCTGCCGACGTATGCCCAGGCCAAGAAGACTGTGTGGGATGCCTTTCGGCGGGATGGCAAGCCGATGATAAGCAACGCCTTCCCTCGAGAGATGCTGGCGAAGGAACCGAACGAGTCCACGATGATGCTGCATCTGAAGAACGGCAGCACGTTCCAGCTCATCGGCGCCGACAGGACGGATACGATTGTTGGGTCCGGGCCGGTTGGGTTGTCTTTCAGCGAGTATGCCCTGACACGTCCAGGGAGCTGGGACCTGCTCCGACCCGTGCTGATTGAGAACGACGGTTGGGCAGGCTTCCTCAGCACGCCCCGGGGCCGCAACCATTTCTGGAAGCTGTCGGAGATGGCGCGGACGAATCCCACCTGGTTCCACCAGCACCTGACGATTGAGACGGCGGGAGTCCTGGATGTCGAGAAGACGCTTGCCGAGGCTCGAGCGGAGGGCGTGCCCGAGGAAATCATACGGCAAGAGTACTTCTGCGACTTCAACGCCGCGCTCATCGGCAGCGTCTGGGGTGACTTGTTCGAGGTGCTTGAGCAGGAAGGCCGCCTCCAAACCTTCGAGCACCCCAACGACGGCGTCTACACCAGTTGGGACCTGGGAATTGCGGATGCGACGGCCATCTGGTTCTGGAGAGTACGTGGTGACGGTGTGGAGTTCATCGACCACCTTGAAGACTCTGGCAAGCCTCTCTCCTTCTTCCTGGACGAGCTGGAGCGAAAGCCCTATGCCTACGTCCGGCACTACCTCCCCCACGATGCCCGTGCGCGTACTCTGGTGTCAGGCGTCAGCGTCCAGGACGAAATGACGCGCAAGGTGGGGCCGAACAAGGTGGCCATCGTGCCGCATCTGTCCCTGCCTGACGGGATTCAAGCAACGCGCAGGATGCTGCAGTCTCCCAAGACGCGGTTTCATCCCCGCTGCGACACCAAACCCCTGGCCAACGACATCCGGCCCTTTGAGGCCATCCGGAACTACCACTACGAATGGGACGAGGACTCAAAGGTGCTGGCCAAGAAGCCCCTGCATGACTGGAGCAGCCATACCGCCGACGCTCTCCGCATGGCTGGCGTGGTGGCGAAGATGACGCTGCAGCTCGAGCGGAAGGACCCACCGCCGGAGAAGCCCATCATCCCGTCGATGAACAAGGCATTCAACCTCGAAGACTTGTTCGAACAGCGAGAAAGAGACAGGCGGAACTAGATGCCCGTCGACAACCCACCGGAGGGGATGGACACTTCCTCCACCATCGACTCCAGGAAGGACTTCGCCAAGAACGCAGCCGGCCTGCAGAAGCGCTGGACGACGGAGCTGGATGCCGCCGAGACAGACATCAAGAAGTTCTGGCGCCGCTCTGACGAGATTGTCTCCAAGCTGGTGGACAAGCGAGCCGAAGACAGGCCCCAGCGGCGCGCGTACAAGATTTCTCTCTTCGCCAGCAACACCGCCACCCAGCGGGCCATGCTGTATGGCAATGAGCCAGAGGTGTCTGTCACTCGGCGTTTCATGGACGCCAACGATGATGAGGCCCGGGTGGCCGGGGAGATGCTCGAGCGGATTCTCAACTCGGACATGGCGTACTCCTCGGACACCTACGCCACCGCCATCGGCAAGGCCCTGGACGACCGGCTCACCATCGGCATGGGCAGCAACCGGATTGTCTACGAGGCCAAGTACGAAACCGTCTCCGGCAAGCCCGCCGTCATTGGCCCTCACCCGGAGACTGGCGAGCCGACGGAACTCGCCCCCGAAGTGCCGGAGTCAGAGCGTGTTGTCGATGAGTCCTGCGACACCTATTACGTCAGCTGGCGAGACCAGCTGTGGAGCATTGCTCGCACCTTCGAAGAAGTCCGCTGGTGGGCCTTCCGCAGCTACCTGACGCGGGACGAGATGACGGCCCGCTTCGGGGAGAAGCTGGCCAAGCTCGTCACCTACTCACGCACCAAGAAGGACACCACCGGCTGGGCCCAGGAAGATGCGCTGCAGAAAGACCCCTGGCAGCGCTGTGAAGTCTGGGAAATCTGGAGCAAGGAAGACAAGAAAGTCTACTGGTGGACCCGAGGGTTCCGGCAGATTCTGGACATGCAGCCAGACCCCTACGAGCTGGAAGGTTTCTGGCCTTTCCCTCGTCCGATGTTTGCCAACCTCACCACGTCCAGCCTCATGCCGGTGGCCGACTACTCGCTGGCTCAAGACCTGTACGACGAGTACGAAGTTGTCTCGACGCGCATCCGCCAGCTGGTGAAGGCCTGCAAGGTGGTGGGCCTCTACAACGGGGCCCTGGGCAACGGCATCAAGCGGCTCTTCAATGAGACGTTCGACCAGGACTTGATTGCCGTCGACAACTGGGCGGCCTACGCGGAGAAGGGTGGACTCAAGGGAAACATCGAGTTCATGCCTCTGGACCAGGTGGTGGCCACCCTGGCCCAGCTGGTGGCCTACCGGCAGGATTTGAAGTCCACGCTGGACGAGATTACCGGCATGGGAGACGTCATCCGCGGCGCCGGCATGTTCGTCGGCCAGGGCCCGATGACAGCCACCGAGGCCAGCACCAAGACGCACTTTGCCTCGCTCCGGATGCAGGCCCTGCAGGACGAGTTCGCCCGGTTTGCTTCCGAGCTCCAGTCGCTGAAAGGCGAAATCGTCTGCAAGCACTATGCGCCGGAGACGATTCTCAAGATGTCCAACATCCAGCGCAGCTTCAACTCGCCCGAGGAAGTCCAGGCCGCGCTGCAGCTGCTCCAGAGCGACTACTTCAGCTACCGGGTGGCGGTGAAGTCCGAGAAGCTCGCCATGACGGACTTTGCCCGGCAGAAGAATGAGCGCATCCAGTGGATGGAAGCCCTGGGCGGCCTGATGACGTCGTCGGCGCCACTGCTCCAACAGTCGCCCGCCATGACCCCCTTCGTCCTGGAATCTGTCAAGTGGACCATGGCCTCATTCGAAGGCTCCTCCGACATCCAGGGGATTCTGGACCAGGCGATTGCCCAGCAGGAGCAGCAAGCGCAGCAGCAGGCAGGCCAGGGCCCACCACCCGACCCGAAGCTGCAGGCCGCGCAGATGAAAGCCCAGACGGACATGCAGAAGGCCCAGATGGACGCGCAGACGAAGCAGCAGCAGACACAGCTGGAGAGCCAGACACGGCTGCAGGAAATCAACGCGGAAACCCAGTCGGACATCTCCAAGCAGGCCGCGCAAGCCGCCTACAACACCCAGGAAGAGATTGCCAAGACACGGCTGGAGATGGAAAAGAACGCCCAGCAGGCCCACCACGACATGTTGAAAGAGTCTGTCCGCCCCAGGCCCGTCGTCAGCTTCAAGCCCAAGCCAAACGGAGGGGCACCCACGAGGTAACCCGTGCCGGTTCTGAACGAAGTGACAACCACCAATGTCTGCGTCTTCGTGACGAACCCCTCCGACCCAGCGGACATGTGGCCGGAGTGCGCGGCATTGGTAGGGCCTCACCTTGATGGCTGGTTGCCACCTGGCCCACCCGGGCCTCAGGGCGCAACAGGAGTGACTGGCTCCCAAGGGGCAACAGGCGCAACGGGGCCGGCCGGGGCCACGGGGCCCAAGGGGGATAAGGGTGACACCGGAGATGCCGGACCAGCCGGGGCTACGGGTGCTGCTGGAGCGACTGGACCTACTGGGCCGGCGGGTGCTGCAGGTGCGCAAGGGCCTCAAGGAACTACTGGAGCCACAGGCGCTCAAGGCATTCAGGGACCACAAGGTGCAACTGGTTCGGCAGGAGCAACGGGTGCTCAGGGAGCTACGGGCGCTCAGGGGTCTACTGGAGCAACTGGCGCTACGGGGTTCGGTCTCACCACCACCCGAATAGCCTCGCCCGTCATCAACAACAACGCCAGCGCCAACACCATTGCCAACGTCACAGGACTCTCGTTTCCGGTGACGAGCGGCCTAAGCTACTGGTTCAAGTTCGTCATTCCCTACACCTCGGCCATCGCCACCACTGGCTCCAGGTGGGCCATCAGCGGGCCTTCCACAACGCTCCTGTCCTACTCCAGTCGCTACACGCTGACGGCCACGTCCGAGACGGTGAACTACGTCAACGCGTACGACACGCCCGCCGCCTCCAATGCCTCGAGCCTCACCACGGGCAACCTGGCCATCATTGAAGGCCTGGTAACGCCTTCAGGCAACGGGACCGTCATCGCCCGGTTCGCTTCCGAAGTCTCTGGTTCTGCCATCACCGCCCTCGCCGGGGCCTTCGTGCAGTATTTCGCCATCCCATGAAGCGCACCTACCGCATCAACCCAGAGACGTTGGAGTGCGAGGAAATCACCGAGTTGCCCATCGAATGGCGCAACTGCGGCGAGCGCTACGGCTCCGAGACTCTCGGAGACATGAAGCGCAAGGGTCTCGTTCCTCCGTCCGATTTCACCGAAACCTGGGCGAAGGCAGAGACAGAGCGCAAGCGCCTCCGGGGAGAGCTGCCCCCCACGCCCCAGATGCGTGAAGAGAGGCGCCGACAGATTTCAGAATCCATCGACAAGGTGAGAGCCGGGTACAGGCCGAACAGGCGCCCGATGCTGGAGGATTAAATGGCTGAGGACTTGGACGTAGAGAGGAACGACGCTGAAGTCGTCAACGACGACAGGCGTGCGGACATCGAGGCGGCCTTCGAGAAGCACGCTGAAGAGCCCGAAGCCAAGGCAGCACCGGAGACACCGGCCCCAGCGCCCACCAGCGAAGAGAAGGTGGACCGACGGAAGCTGCGCGAGCGGGACGAAACCGGCCGCTACAAGCCCAAGTCCGAGACCGTCGAAGCCGCTCCGCCCAAGGGCCGCACCCGTCAGTCCGCCCCTGCGGAGCTCGAGGCCCCGGAGCTGCCCGGCAAGAAGGCTGATGCCCCCAAGGCTGACCCGGTGGACAGCGTCCCGGCCAGCGTCAAGCCAGAGCACGCGGAAGACTGGAAGAGCACCCCGCGCTCCATTCGAGAGGAGTTCAAGCGCCGAGAGGCAGAGCAGTACGCCTTCATGGAGCAGACGAAGCAGCAGCG